GTGTAGCTCATCGTCGCCTGACTGCGCTGCATCCGGTTAAACTCAGCTTGCGCCGCCGCGCGTGCTTCTGCTTGCGTTGCGTAATCCTCGGGCAGCACCTTGACGTTCTTGTTGTTCTGGCCACCGATGATCACGGACTGGCGCTTTGCGCGCCCGTTTAAGTAGTAGTGCGCCCGTACGGCTGCGTAGTTTTCGCGCTCGGACACGTGGTAGCGATGGCTGTCGCCACTGGCGCGCGTCAACTGGAGTACGTCGAGCTGCTTGCCGCTCGCCGTGTGTCCACTGCCGATCGGCATGAACAGCAAGTGCAGGTCTTTGACGTTCATCACCGAGTCATAGCGTTTGGCCAAGCGCGTGAGAAACGACATGTCAGATTCGTGCGTCTGGTCGATGTGCTCGATTAAGATTTGTGCGAGCGTGTCGCCGACCGCCGGAGTCAGCGAATAGCGCGCGGCGATGGTGCGCACGATCGAGCCGATTGTCTGCCGATGCCAGCTCTTCTCACGCCGCTCCTGCATGCCGCTGGTCATTGCCGCAGAACGTGCACGGACAGTGACGATGTCAGGGCTGCCGCTGTGCTCGACTTCGTTCACCACGAAGCTGCCTTTGTCGATCAGTGGCTCACCCACCCAGCCGATCGCCACCTTAATCAGCGCGCCGCGGTTTGGAATCGCCAAGTCGTTTTTTGAATCGTCGAGCACGATGTCGACCGTGTCCGCTTCGTCCGATCGCGACTCCGACAGACACAGCGATACGAGCCGCGGCATAAATCGGCGCGACAGGTCACGGCCGTCCAACGAGATCCGATAGTCAGGCTGCGGATGATGACGCGCGATGCGCGGTGTGTGTTCGTTCGACGACGTCGTCATCAGAATCGGTTCTGGTGTCGCGTTGACCGGCCACGCTGCACGCGCAGCGCGTCATCATCGACGCGCTCGAGCGTCAACATGAATTCAATTTTGCGGGGCGTGCCGTCAACAGCGTGGTATGTCTGCGTCTCATCGAGTGCGGCGATCACGTATGCGCCGTAGACATGGCCTGCGCCGTCAACCAGCACGTAAGCCTCGCCGGTATGGGCCATAGCCGCGAGTTTGCGAATCGACGCGATCGAGCCGACCATCTCGGGCGCAACGAGCCCGTTGAGCGTGATGGTGTCCTCGCCCTCGCCGGCGAATTGGCGCGCGTCGCGCACACCGACGCGTGAGCTTGACGGATGCTTCCACGTGCGCCGCCGCTGCAAATCATGGAACGGCGCGCTCGACAGGCTAAAGACAAACTGGTCAAGGGACATCAGCATGATCGAATCAATCGGAAAGGCGCGAGCCGGCGCGCGCTTGCTTGGCCCGCTCGCGGCGCTCGAGCGCTGCTTCGACGGCGCGTGCGATCGCCTGCGCGTCTTGCCCCGGCTGTGCGTAAATGTTGATGGTCACGGGCGAGGCAGGCTGCGGCGATGCCGGCGCATGGGCTGCCGGGGCCACCGCGAGCGGCGGCCGGCTGTCGATGGGCACGGTGGGCGACACGAGCGGCGCGACCGGCCCGGCGAGCGCCGCGTCCACCGAGAGCGCAGGCGTGCCGAACGACGTGACGGCGGTGGTCGCGAGGCTAAGCGCGGCTTTCGCGACGTGTTGCTGCTGCCCTTGCATGCCAAGCGCCGCGCCTTCGCTGACAAAGCCGCCGAGCGTCGCGAACACGCGGCTCGGGCTCTGGATACCGAGCTTGTCCTTAAACCAATCAATCGTGCTCGTGGCCACGCCCGCAATCGCTTCTCGCACCTTGTTCAGCCTGCCGGTGATACCGCCGACCAGCCCGTCAATCAAGTGTGCGCCAATTTCGCTCAAGCGCGTGCCGATGTCGCCAAACCAAGCGCCCATACCGCCCAGCTTCGATTTCACCCATTCGAGCGTCGCGTCCCATTTCGACTGGATCCAATCGAAAGCCGCACCGAATGCGCCCTTGATTGTCTGCCATAGCGCCGCGAATTTCGGCCCGAGCGTCTCCCAGTTTTGCCAGACGTAGAGAGCCGCGGTGGCGAGCAGCGAGATAAAGGCGAGCAGTGGGTGAGCCAGTGCGACACGGCCGAGCACCATGACGGCGCGGCCGAGCAGGGCGAAGGCTCGTGAAGCCACGGCAACGCCTTGCACCAGCGCGCTGCGCAGCAAAGATGCCAGTGCGCCGAAGACGGTGCGTAGCACCCCACCTTGGATGCCCAGCGTGGTCAGACTGAACCGCACGACGGCCAGCGGCCCAAGCACCCCGGCTAAAGCGATCGTGAACGTCCCGACGACGGCGAGCAGCGCAGCCAAACCAGCCGCAAACGCGACGATCACTTTCGTCGCTTCCGGGTGCGCTTGGATTGTCTTCAGCAGCTTGTCGGCAAGTTCGCGTGTCTTGTCCAATGCGGCGTTGTACATCGGGGCGACGCGCTCGCCGATTTCGTTTTTAAGATCGCGCAGCTTCGCGTAGGCGTCTAGCTCCTTGCCGCTCGTTTGCGCTTGAGCGAGCTGGTGCATGTCTTCGATGCCATACGCGCCCTGGCTAAGCTTCGCGCTTTTATGCATTTGGGCGCGCTGCAGGTACATCGTTGAGTACAGGTTGGCTGCGGTACGGTTCGTAAAAATTGAGCCGATCACGCTCAATACCTGCTTTTCTTCGGTGATGCCCTTTTTTTCCAGAGCAGGCAGCAGCGTTTGCTCCAACCATTCGAAGGGCGACGCCTTAAACTGCTGTGAATTGAGTAGCGCACCGTCAGAGAACTTCTTGACTCGCCCGAGCGGATCGTACTCGACCTTGTGCTGATCGAGCAGCCCCAGCGACATCAGCTTGCGCGACGCACGCACCGTCGTACGCCCTTCAATCAGGTTTTGGTAGCCCGACATGAGCGCTTGACCGACCGAATCGCCGCCCATTTCTTGGATCAGCGGTTCGAGCTGGTAATAGAATGCGTCCTGGCGCATCTGTTTTGCGGCGACGCCGCCGCGCTGGATGACGTTGCGCCACTCATCGCCGCCAACGCGCCCGCCGGTGGCCGACAACACTTTCTGCACGTAGTTGGCTTCGCGCTCGAATGCCGCTTGATCCTTTGTGCCGCCGCGCAGTTCGATGACTTTGAGCATGTTCATAAACTGCTCTTCATTCGCGTGCGCATCTTCGGCTCCGAACATCGCCTCACTGGCAAACTTCATTTTTGCCAGCGTTGGCAGCGCCATCTGCGCGTGGTGCTCGTCTGCGAAGATCGATAGCGCATCGCGCATCAGCGTCATGTTCTCCGCCGTGCTTACGCCCATCATCTTCATCGAGCGTACGTACTGCTCGGCGTCCTGTGTCGCCTGCTCGCCCAGGCCTAGTGCCGTAATGCGCGCGCGCTCGGTCTGGACGCTCTTCGTTTCGTTGAGGGCTTGGCGCAGCCCGCCCAGCATCGGTGCGCCTGTGGCGCGTGCCGCGTAGCCACCGATCGCCATGCCGCCAGCCGCGCTTTGCAGCGCATGCATCTTGCCACGCGCTGCGCCCAGCCGCTTCTCGCGCTCGGCGATTGCTTCAAGCTGGCGTGCCTGCGAGTGCATCGCCGCGGTCGTGGACGCGATGCTCGCGCGCAACGCCCGCTCGTGCTGAGCAAGGTTGCGCGTGTGAATGCCTGTGCTGGCGAGTTCGCCGCGCAACTCGCGCACGCGTGCTGACTGTTTTGCGTGCTCGCCAGATAGCCGCGCTGCGGCCCGCTTCGCTGCTTCGAAGTCAGCAATCATCTGGCGCGACGGTGGGCCGAACGCGTGCAACGAAGCCGCCAGGCTTTGAGCGCGCGCCCGCGCTTGATTGAGCTTTGACACGGTCGCGGCTAGACCCGTGCGCATTTGGCGAAACGACGCCACCGCCTCGTGTTGCTTGCCCAGCTCAGCAAGCTCAGCGCGCGTGTGCTTGAGCGACTGCGCGAGCCCCTTAGTGCTGTTGAGTATGGTTTTCAGGGGCCGGGTGCAATTGTCGATCATGTCGAACATGACCCGCAGTTTGAGCGCGTTGTCCATCGTCACGGGTGTGGGCTACGTATCCGGGCGCGCTCGCGCCAGTCCATTAACTCGGCAAGGCTCAAGCCGTCCATGTCGCGTGGCGACCAGCCAAAGACTGTCGCGATGTCGGCCATCGCGTCTTCTACGCGCTCGGCGATTCCATGCTCGCTTTCAGCGCCTTGGGCATTAAAAAACCTGCGAACATCCCCCCAAGCGCCACAAGGTCGGCTGGGTCCATATTAACCACGTCCATTTCGGTCAACGTTGGTGTGCTAATGCGCGGCAGCACCTTGCGCAACGCGTCGACGTCCAGATTCACGAGCGCGGTGAGCGCCGTGCCGCGCAGTGCGCCGGCCGTCGGCTTGTGTAGGGTGACCTGCGTGATGCTTTGTTCGCCGCGCAGGATCGGCGTGTCAAAGGTGTGCGTGTTCTGCGCGCTCGCCTCAAGCTCGGTGGTGTTCGTCTCAAGTTTGGTCGTGTTCGTCTCGGTGTTCGTGGTGTCGATTTGGGTCATGATCGCGTCGAGTCGGTGGTGAAGTCGAATGAGTGGCCTGCGTGCAGCGTGGGCCGTGTGTTATAGGCCGATCGCTTTACTCAGCCCGCTTGCCAGGTCAATACCGTTGATGCGCTCGGCCATGTTGATGAAATCCAGCTCGATAAGCTCGCGCCCGTTCACGGATAGCTTGTAGTAGCTCGCGTTGGTCGTCACCTTAAATTTGGTGTCTTCCTTGGCCTTTGCGCTGCCAAAGTCGATTTCCTCGTGACGCCCCTTGACGACAACTTCGACCGCGTCGTAGTCCGCGCTGTCCTCGCGTTGATAGCCGCCTGCAAAGCGCAGCAGCACGCCGTCGTGCTGCATTGCGCCGTATTGTTCGAGCACTTCGACCATCAAGCCGCCGCAGGTCCATTCGAGCTGGATCTCTTCATTGCCAAAGTCGATCTTGACGGGGCCGCTCATGCCGCTGCCTTGCCACGGCTCCATCTTGCGTTTGAGCTTAGGTAGCGTGATTTCTTCCACTTGGCCCACAAAGTTCGTGCCGTTGTGAAAGAGGTTAAAGCCTTTAAGTTTTCGGGGCATTCCCATCGTCGATCCCTCCTATTAGGCTGCCACGCGCGCGGCAAAGTCGGCTAGATACCGGTCGGTGATGTGCTGGCGCAGCATGAGGTTCTCCAGCGGCGGCACCGGCGTGTAGTCGTAGTCGATGTACGCTTTGCCGGCCTTGAGCACGTCGGCCGTGTTCGGCTCGGAATCGAACCAGGATGTGCCGCCCACCAGATAGCCGGCGGCGCGCTGCGCGCGGAACCAGCCGTTGATGCCCTCGATCATGTCGCGCGGCAACGATGGATTGAGCGGGCCATCGATCACCGGCATCTGCGCTTGGGCAATCGAGTCTTTGACCACTTGCGCGGTGCGCGTGTAGTTCTCGAATGCGAACAGCGGATCGTCCGAGCACGTGCGCGAGCCCCAGAACCGGAACCCGTTGCGGTTGATCAGCGTGGTGACCTCGTGCTCGTTCAGGTAGCCGGCGTCGGTCGCTGGATCCTGCAAATCCCAAAACACGTCCTGACTAATGCCGGTGACGCCATTGACGGCGACGTTAGACAGCGTCTTGTGCCAGCCGATATCGTTATCAATCTTCGCGCGCAGTCCGGCCGCATAGGCGGGGGCTGGGACCACGACCGTGGCGTTCACTGTGTCGTCCCAGGCCAGGAAGTCTGGCCAGATCACCATCAACTCGCGCTGACTCAATTGGCGACGGTACGCCACCGCTTCTTCCTTGCTCTTGCATCCGTGAGCCGATACATACGCAAAGCCGCGCAGCGCCTGCGCGATTGAGCCCAAGGCCGCTGCGACCGGTGCGGTGTCTAGCCCCGGTGCAGCCAATATGCGCGGCTGGACGCCAAACTTCGCTTGCGCGGCGAGCAGTGCCTTCATGCCGGTGTACTGGCCGTCGTCGGTTACCGTGCCGATCACGTTGCTTGTGGTTTCTGCTTCGTCGTCGCCTTCGGCCACCCGCACGACGATCGTAATGGGCTGGGTTTGCTGGCTGATCGCGGTGAGCGTCTTGCGTAGCGTGCCGCATTCGCCGGCTTGGGCCAGCGCCGACACGACATTGGTGACGAGCACCGGTGTGTCGAGTGGAAACGTCGTTGCATTGGCATCGTCGGCGGTAGCGACAACGCCGACGATAGCCGTCGAAATACTGCGAATCGGGCGCGTGCCTTCGTTGATCTCAACGACGCGCACGCCGTGGTGGTAGTCCTGCGGCATGTTAAACACTCCTTCGGTGGCAGGTAACGGGGTAGGGCTATTCAATGTCGGATGAGACAGACGAGGACGTGTCATCCGTATCGAGTTCGGGCACAGGCTCGTCAAGCGACGCATCATCGGCGTGTTGCACGGCGTAGCGTGACGCGCGATGTGTTTTTTGCTCGTGTACCTGCGCGAGCACGCGCTCGGATAGCGCTTTGGTGACAATGGCTTGCTCATCCGGGGGCGACGGCCATTGGACGCGGGTCGGAAAGTCGGCGGCATTCACGACGCGTACAAGCTCCATCTGGTAATGGCTCCATGCCTTAAAGAGCGCTACCTGCTCGTCGGACAGCAAGCCCGCTGCATACGCATCAGCTTTGCCCGCGTTGGCCGCCTGCGCTTCGCTCATGCGCCGGTCAAATTCGCGCATTGCCGCGTCGCGCTCGCGCTGCGCGACGATGCGCGGATCGATGCGCCAGCCGTCATCTGTCCACATGTACTCGTCACCGGGGCACGGAATCGGCGTGAGTCCCGCGTCGTCGGCGGTGATGCCGGGGGCAAGGATTTCTGCCGCCGCGCCATTGACTTTGCGGAACAAGCGCTGGCCGCGGAAGTCGGGCAGCAGCACCCATGCGCCGTTGCGGAAAAATGGCCATTGATTGCGCTGACGCTCGGGCAGGGGCACGTCGGTGCAGCAAGACGGGATGAGCCAACGCGTTGGATTGATCGGGTCCGGGTCAGCGAGGCGGCTGCTGACGTATTGGCCGGTTTGGTGGTCGTATTGGTGGATCAGCATAGGGGGTGACCTTTATTGCAATTAGTAGGCGCGGATCATCGCGAGCAGGGCGATGTTGCACGGGCGCGCTTCCATGCCGCCGTCGATATTAATGGTCACGATATGGGTGTGTATGCCCTCTGCGTCGAGGTGCACGGTATGGCGGTGCAGACCTGCGGGGTCGATATGCAAACTATGGCCATGTCCGCCACTCCAACTGGTCATGCCCCATATGTTGTCGACGTCGGTACTACTTGAGCCGATTTGATCATTGTTGCCGTAATGTCCCCAGGGTGGGTTATACAAAGGGTGGCGCTCACCCCACGGTGAAATGTGTTGGTGGTCCCCCACATGGTGTGCGTGGCCGCCATGCTGGTGATGGCCTTGTTCATCGGTCAGCCCAGTATGGTGATGTTCACCGGCCCACGAGGCCCTTGCCGAGTGGGCGTGTCGGCGGTTCTGGCTGTCCTGCCACGTGCCGATGTCGCGGCCTGGATCAACGCCGCGTCCGTCATCCCAAAAGCGCAGGTGCTCACCGCGCACCTCGGGGATACGAAACGTCGTCTCACCGTCGCCGGTGGAGAAGCACCCGGGGTTATAGGGCCATTCGTCTTCGGACACGAGCGCGCCACAGGTCTGCGCGTAGGTCCACAATTGCGGATAGTCGTCCCGCTGGATCAACACGCCCGCCAGTTTCAGGCAGCCTGCCCGTACGCTCGTGCGCGCTTCGATGATGATTTGACCGATGGTTGCCTCGCTGATCGCGTTGGCGACAAACTGCGTCGTGGCGAGTTTGTGCGACACGTCGCCCGTTGGTGGCGTGGCCGCCGTTGCGGTGCCGGCCACCTGTAGCGCGCTCGCTCCATCGTCGGTAGCGCCTTCGCCGATCAACACGCGTCCGCCGCTGCGCGCAAGCTGCACTGTCGTGACGCTCGTGCCCGTACGATTGACCGTTAGCCAAGGGCGGATCGTGGCCCCGGTGTCATCGAGCAGGCGCGCGTCGAACGCATTGGTGCTCGTCTTCACATCCCAGACCTGTTGGTCCGCTGGCGCGTGCGGGCAGTGAAAGACAATGCGGCCCCCGCTGCTGGCGCCCAGTATCACGCCCGCGCGCGGTGCAGGGAGGTCGGTGAGCGTGCCATAGAACGCGCCGGTGCCGCTGACCAGCACGTCAGAAGCATCATCTAATAGGCGTCGCCACGTGCTCCATAAGCCGTTGTAGCGCACGCGCGTGTAATGCACACTGCTGTTAAACAGCGAATAGGTTTGGTACACGGTGCGCCCGGCCGCATACACTTGCAGCCGGCCTGGCACCGGGACGGGGTAATTTAAAGGGGCCGCCGTGTGGGCGGCCTGATACGCTTGGTGATAGATGCCCGAGGTAACGAGCGTGTTCAGGTCCGCATGCGCATCAAGTTCCCCCCGCAGTGGCAGCGCATGCGTGAGCACCCAGTCGCGCGGGGCATAGCGACGCGCGGCGGTGTACGGCGTGAGCGCCCGCGAGTCGTCTGTGCCCGCGTTGACTTCGGCCTGTGTCGCAAGCTCGACAACCCCGCGCGCGTCAGTCGTCGCCGGCGGGTTTAAGAATGACGCCGGTCCAAACTCGAGCGTGGCCGCGTCGATCGTCACGAAGCGGATATCGGTCGAGAGCAGCAGCGTGGCGGCCGCGGACTTTTCCATGATCGGGCCGTGCCCGACCGGTTGACTGTAATACGCGGCGAGCGTGCCATTCTCCAGGTAGAGCCCGAACCCGTACA